TGTGCCGTAGAAAACATAGAGCCTGAATTGTTCTTCGATGAGGAGGATACCAAGGGTTTCTACATGGAAAGATTACCTGTCTTAAGAAAGATTTGTGGTAATTGTGTAGTCAGGAATGAATGTTTAGAGTACGCTTTACGTAATGATGTACAAGGATTTTGGGGAAGCACTACCCACCAAGAGCGCAGAGCCATCAGGAGAAGGAGTAAAATCCTACCTAAATCCGTGACCTTTGATGCTTGGATACCCAAGATTAGTGCCTCCGAAGAGGAGGACATCATTGACAAGTACCTAAGCAGGACAAGTGTCTGTCGGAATGGTCACCCAATTAAGACCAAGAACGACATCAACTTCCACTTCAATAGGAACCCTGAATCTTACAGGCCCTACTACATTAGGTGTAAGAAATGCGTGACTTTATCTAGTATCAAGTACAATAGCAAGGTAAAAGCGTCTCAGATTGAAGCACAGGGCCTCCTAGGGGGTACTCATGACTGAGACACCTGACTGGAGAGGGATACCCACAGCCGCTTGCCCCACCTGTGGCGGCGTGTGGTTTAATGTCCCAGTTATCTTTGACCCTGAGACCTATGAACCTGCTGGATGGGGGACAGAAGCCACCTGTTTTAGTTGCGACACGCTGGTGACTGCCCCTTGTCCATTAGACCTACCTAATGCTATACTTTAATAACATTACATAATATTCCCCCCGTGAGGGGGGAATGTATATATTAGAATATAATATATACATAAGAATTAGGTTAGTAGTTGTTGCGTGTAAGTTATTCATCCTTTCTTACGCAAACCTCCTCCTCTCCGACTGCTAACCTAATTCTTTTGCCTTAAGACAGGAGAGGAAACCTATGGCAATAGAAATCAACGGCAAAACTTTGCCTGAACACATAAGTTATTCAAGTCTAACGACTTGGTTATCGTGTGGACATTTGTATTTATTAACTCGAATCATGACAATAGAAGAAGAACCTAGTGCTTGGTTATTCGGTGGTAGTGCTGTACACAGAGCCACAGAATTGTATGACAAGCAGAGAGAGGGAGAATGATAACCCCACCTCCATTACCACCTGATATTGTTGAAGAAATATTTATCAACGACCCAAGATATTCGCAAAGAGCAGACAGGTCACGAACTAAAGTACTTAAATACATAGTGACAGAAGAAGGACTTCAAGAAGCCAAGTGTGCTGATGAGATAGTTTATGCTGAGTCAAGATGGAATGACAGAAGTATCAACGTCTTTAGTGGTGCTTGGGGATTGTTTCAGTTGATGCACAAAGACAAGAAGTGGAATGTAATCCAACAGACCAAACTTGCAGTCGCCTATGCTAAGCATAGGTATGATGGATTTTGTAATGCCTTAAACGAGAGGAAGCAAAAGGGATGGTGGTAGATAAGATTTGGCAGACAGCGTGGGAGGAAGAAACTCTTAACGCTAAGCCTGATGAATGGCGTGTCACTAAGTCTAGTCAAACCAAGGCTAACCCTGATGGTGAGAACTATCAGTGGTGGAATGAGAATGGCAAGGCCATGCTTCAGTCTTGGATTGCTTGGCGTGATGCTGTTGATTGGAAGATATGGCGAGCACCTGACAACAGGTTAGCCATTGAATTAGATTTCATAGTAAATATGAATGATGTACCAGTAAAGATGAGCATTGACCGTATCTTCGAGCGTCCTGATGGCGAGTTAGTAATAGTAGACCTTAAGACAGGAAAACGTACGCCTAGTTCTGATTTACAATTAGCGTTCTATGCCACTGGCATTGACTTGGTGTATGGTATTCGTCCTAGATGGGGCACATACTGGATGGCAAGGAAGGCTGGTACTGAGGGAATAACAGACCTTGACGGGTATCCAAGTAAACAGATTATGGATATCGTGACAGGCTTTGAGAAAGCAAGAAGGGCTGGCATATTCCTACCTAACCACGGGCACTGCCACATGTGCTCAGCAAGAGAGTTCTGCGAATGGTATCCACTAGCAGATACAAAAAAGATACCGATATATATTGAGGAGAAAAAATAATGTCGGAAGAATGGAAGTTCCAATCATCCTTTAAGGGTGGTTACAAGGAACAAGACATGACAAACATTCGTGGCAACACGATTGACGAGTTCGTTAAAAACCTAATGGCTTTTGATGACTCAGTTGTTGAACTGATAAACAAGATTAGTAGCAACCTCAAGGTTGCTGGTACTCTTGCCCCACTTACAACATCATTGGCTACTACTAACACTGCTGTTACTACATCAGCGATAGATAGTTGGTCACCAACACCACCATCTGTTTCAATTCCAAGTGAGGGTCAGGCACCAGTATGTGTGCATGGTCCAATGAAGTGGATGGAAGGTGTATCCAGTAAGACTGGCAAGCCTTACAAGTTCTGGGCCTGTACTGGGCCAAGGGCTACACAATGTAAGCCAGTTAACCCTAAGTAAAAAGATATGAGTAAGGGAAAGATAGTTGCGGAGCCGTCTCTCCCTTACTCTTTTCTCGGAGGAGATAAATGAAAACCCTTAACCGTTCAGTAGGTAGAGTAGATATTGGTGGCGAACCTTTGCCATCTGTTTTCTCTACCTTTGAGAAGAATAAAATAATCTTTCGCCGTGCCGAAGTTAGCATGGTTGCAGGTGCACCAGGTGTAGGTAAATCCACACTGGCATTGTCAATAGCACTACGCACCAAGGTGCCAACACTTTACATTTCAGCAGATACAAATGCACACACCATGGCTATGCGATTACTGTCAATGATTACAGGTAAGTCGCAAGAGGATTCAGAAATGCTATTAGATATCAACCCTGCTTGGTGTGCTGAGCAATTGTCTCAACACGCAAGCCATATCTTTTGGTCGTTCGATTCAGCACCATCACTAACAGACATAGATGATGAAGTATCAGCAGTGGAAGAATTGTTGGGCAGTAGCCCACACCTGATTGTCGTAGACAATTTGATAGATGTAGCAATGGATGGAGCAGAGGAATGGTCAGGGCTTAGGTCAGCGATTAAAGAACTCAAGTATCTAGCCCGTGATACCAACGCTTCACTACTGCTATTGCACCATACAAGTGAGGCAGTTAATGGTGACCCATGTCCACCACGCTCAGCATTACAAGGCAAGGTGGCACAATTGCCAGCACTAATATGTACTGTTGCTCAAGATGCTAGAGGTTTCTTGGCAGTAGCACCAGTAAAAAATCGTTACGGCAAGGCTGATGCTTCAGGTGCGACAGCACACTGGCTTCAGTTCAATCCTGAGTTTATGTTCATAGCAGATGTACCTGAGAGGACAATATGATAACCGCAATACTTGTACTTGTAATTGTAATTTTAGTACGAGAGAATAAGAAACTTCGTGATGAGTTACACTATGTACTTAGCAATCGGGAAATTGTAAAAAGAATACGAAAAGAAAGTAGGACTAAATGAAATCTGATGAATGGTTTATGTTTATTGTAGGCTTGTCAGCAGGTATTTACTTTACCATACTAACAAATTTAATTGTTAACATACTATGACAACACGTAAGTCACATAAGCAACGAGGTTCACGTTTCGAGGTAGAGGTACGTGATTGGTTTCGCAACCTCAAACACATAGCCGAACGACTGGCACGCACTGGTAAGAACGATGAAGGTGATGTGTTCGTTAATGCTAAGAAGAATATGTACATCATAGAAGCCAAGGCACCTGGGGCTGGCAACAAGATAGACTTATCAGGCTGGCTCAAAGAAGCAGAGATAGAAGCAGAGAACTATGCAAAGCACAGAGGATTAAAGAAGATACCTAGTCCCGTTGTTGTTATCAAGGCTAGAGGTAAATCTTTAGACGATGCGTATGTTGTTGTAAGATTGAAAGGTTTTCCGTGGTAGAATTAAGGAGGGAACAGAAATGGGAAAGCATAAGATTAAACAAATCCTTGAGCACTATGGTGCTACCGTTAGGTCAGGCAGAGGATGGGTTAAATGCAAGTGTCCATTTCATGATGACCGCACTGCATCTGCCTCAGTTAACGAAGAACTAAATATATTTATATGTTTTGCTTGTCAGATAAAAGGCGACACCTACAAAATAATTATGGAAAGAGAGGGCAAGAACTATGGCGAGGCCATCACATTCGCTGAAAGAATCACTGGAGAGAAGCGTAGCGCACTATCAAAAGAGCCTAGCCTTGGGCGCAGAGTACCTAAAGAGCAGGGGATTATCTCACGAAGACGCTCTTAGGCACAGGCTTGGTGTAGTTGCTGACCCACTCAACGGACATGAGCAGTATGTTGGAAGACTTGCCATACCTTACATAACTAAGAATGGCATAGTTGATTTACGGTTTAGGGCAATGGGTGCAGAGCAACCCAAGTACCTTGGTCTTGCTGGTGCAACTACGCATCTCTACAATGTCAATGCTTTCTTTCGTGCCAAGTCTTGGATAGCAGTATGCGAAGGCGAGATAGACACCATCACACTAGACAGTTGTATGGGTTACCCGTCCATCGGAGTTCCAGGAACTAACAATTGGAAGAGGCACTACACAAGAATCCTGCATGACTTCGACTCTATCTATGTGTTCGCAGATGGAGACCAAGCAGGGTCAGACTTTGCCAAGTCTTTAACTAAAGAGTTAGGCAATGTCACAACCATCCATATGCCTGAGGGTGAAGATGTCAACTCGACATTCATCAAGCAGGGTAAAGAATGGTTTGCAGAAAAACTCAAATGAAAGAAAAGAAGCCATTCGTATGCGAGGATTGTGGAGAAATCTTGACTAACATCTTTGACTTTGCTGAGCACAATGAAACAGTTCCGCATATGACTGTGCACGTGGGTGAGGGCTTTATGCTTGACCTATGGAGTCTTATGGAAGGTATCTTTATGCTGTCTGAAGAGGGCAGAAATGAAGATGTCCAAGAAACAGTAGAGGGAATTGCTGCTGCCCTTTACTCCTCCGCTAGTGGGGTATTGCGTGAGCAATGGGAAGAAGCAATAGTAGAAGTGTCACTAAAAAATATAGACGAACAAATAAAGGAGTTGTTAGATGACGAAACCAACAACGATAACTGAATTTTCTGAAGCATCGTCTAGTTATTACGAGACACTTCACAAGGTTCTAGTTAGCAAGCAAACTGATTACGGACCAGGCAACATTGCTAACGCACCAGGTGGTCCACTAAATGGTTTGCGAGTACGTATTTATGATAAGATATCTAGGATAAATAACTTAATAGAGTCAGGCGCACAGCCTGAGAACGAGTCACTTGTAGATTCATTTCTTGACCTAGCCAACTACGCCGTCATTGCCACAATGGTACTTGATGACAAGTGGCCTGACCCCAAACGATGGGAACACGAATGAAAAGAGTAATCGTACTGAGTGATATTCAAGCACCATATCACGATGCTAGGCTAGTCACTAACGTACAAAGATTCGTAAAAGATTATGAGCCTGATGAATTGTTTTGTGTAGGTGATGAGGCAGATAGTCCTGAGCCGAGTCGCTGGAACAAGGGTACCGCAGGTGAGTATGCAGGTACCTTACAAAAAGGATTAGACAAGGCTCACGAAATTATGAAAGGCTTCAAGGAATCACTTGGAGATAAACCTTTCCACACTATGAGAAGTAATCACGGAGATAGAATTGAAAACTACATCAACAAGTACGCTCCTGCACTTGCTTCACTCCGAAGTCTTGACTATCAAACACTTCTTGGATACGATGAACTCGATATCACATACCATAATAAAATATGGAACTTCGCTCCAGGATGGGCTATGGCCCACGGAGACGAAGGAAGTCTTAATAGCAATGCGGGAGGAACTGCACTTAGCCTTGCAAAGCGTGCAGGACTTAGCATTATTTGTGGACACACGCATCGCTTGGGAATCCAACACCAACACACCGCTTACAATGGGAAGTATACCAATCAACTCTTTGGAGTGGAAGTAGGCAACATGATGGATTTATCTAAGGCTTCTTATCTTGGATACGGTGGTGCTAACTGGCAACAAGGCTTTGCAATTTTGTACATCAGACGTGGTAACGTCACACCAGTAACTGTTCCTGTAAAGGGACGCTCATTTACTGTTGAGAGTCAGACATACAGTTGGTAATTATGCCTATCAAAATTACTGAAAAGATTTATGATGACTACAAGTTACTGGTTCGTACTGTTGCTGGTCAGTTTGGCAAGCGTTACCAAATGATTGACCGAGATGACATAGAGCAAGAGTTGTGGATGTGGTTCATAACACACCCAAAGAAGACTAGCGAGTGGATAAAGTTAGACCGCAAGGAATCTGATAAACTATTTGCTAGGTCATTAAGAAACGCGGCACATGACTATTGTCAAAAAGAAAAGGCTAAGGTTCTTGGCTTCTCTGCTGACGATAACTACTACTATGACAAAGCAATCATTGAACAGATTCTTCCATACTTACTTAAGGCAGAAGTTGCTAACGACATTGACCTGATAGCAACTCTTGACCTAATCCAATCAGACCTAAGTATTACCAATTCAAGTGGTTCTAATCCTGCTGAGCATGGCAATTGGATTGCCTACTTCTCTGATGTAAGCAAGGCATTTAATGAACTACCTGAAGAGAAACAGAATCTACTTAGGCTTAGGTACATGGAAGACATAGGGCCAGGTGAACTAGCAAGCCAACTTAAAACATCATCTGACGCAGCCCGAATGAAAATTAATCGTGCTCTTAAAACACTTATAAACAAGTTAGGTGGACGCAGACCTTATTATGAAAACGACACAGTAGAAAAGGTAGAGGAGGAAAATGACAACGAGGATGAGTGACTTTGATATTGACTTGCAGGTTGGTAGAGAAGGGGAAGTTCTAGTAGAACAACTTCTAACCAATGGCAAAACCATTGAAGTTAAACGAGACATGAGATGGAAAGATACTGGCAATCTATTCATTGAAACAGAATGTTGGTACACATCACAGCAACAGTGGGGGCCATCAGGTTTATCTGTAACCAAAGCAGAGTACTGGGCTTTTGTATTGGAAGGTGTTGTTCTTATGGTGCCAACCGATGTACTAAAGAAAACCATAGTGGCTATCGGTAGACCAATCAGTAACAACATGCCACCTAACCCTTCAAAGGGTTATCTAATTACAGTACAAGATTTACTAGACATAGCGAGGGTAAATGCACAGCAAAAATGAAACAGTAGCCGTAGGCTGGTGTGACAATGGTATGGTAGATGGCAAGTTCTCAGAGGGCTTGATGTTTACCCAACTACATAATAAGAATCTAATTGTTGACACGATTAGAGCGCAAGGTAATCAGATAGGTAGACAGCGACAGGTATTACTTGACGCTTGGTATGAACAAAAGAATACCGACTGGTTATTGTGGGTTGACTCAGACATTGTGCTAACCCCACAAGTATTTAAGATGCTATGGGATGTGGCTGACAAAGCCACCCATCCAGTAGTTACTGGTGTCTACTTCATCTCTAAAGAGAATGAGCAGTCAATGATGCAACCATTCCCTTGCCTGTTTATGGATACAGATGATGAGCACAACATCGCATACGTACACCCACTACCTGACAACAAGATACTAAAGGTTGACTGTGCTGGTATGGGGCTAGTGCTAATGCACCGAGACGTAGTAACTAAGTTACGTAAAGAGTTCCCTAATCAGTCTGTCTTCGCAGAGATAGAAGGACTAGGTACTAAGTTTATTAGTGAAGACATTGTGTTCTTCCGTAAACTAAAAGCAGCAGGGGTGCCAGTACACGCACACACTGGTGCAAGGGTAAAGCATATGAAACGCTTTGCACTAGATGAAAACTACTACCACAATTACTGGAGCATACACGCTATGGTAATGGAGGAGAAAAAGAAAAATGAGCGAGTATCCAAACTGGTTTGAAGTAACAGCCGAGGCTAACTTCAAGAACTATCTGTTACCGTATGCAGGTAAGTCTAACCTAAACTTCTTACAGGTAGGTGCCTTTACTGGCGATGCCAGTAGGTGGTTACTAAATAACGTACTTACAGGTGAGGGTTCCAAACTAACTGACGTAGATACGTGGCGTGGTT